ACTTTCATTCAGCAGCATACTTTCTACGGTATTCCAACTCTCTTCAATTAGTAAGAGAAATTACAAGCGCTGCTAAAAACTCGTACGACTCAGATGCAGCTGCTGTTCCAACCGTAAAAAATGAAGCCGATTGGGACGGTCAAATTTCTGCAAGAGACAGTGATAACCATACATTCATCGCTAAATATCCTGGTGATCTTGGTAATTCACTTCAAATCAGTGTTTGCCCAGCAGATTCAGATGCGGCAACTCAGCCATTTGATGGTTGGACTTATAAGGGTAGCTTTGATGCTGCTCCAAGTACATCATCATATGCAGCTGGTAAGAGCGCAACGAAAGACGAAGTTCATGTCGCTGTAGTTGACCAAGATGGTACATTTACAGGAACAGCAGGTACTGTTCTTGAAACATATCCATTCTTATCACTCGCGTCAGATGCTAAAAATACAGATGGATCAAGTAATTATGTCTTAGACGTAATTAATAATCGATCTAATTACGTATGGATGGCCGGCTTCGGTAATCAATCAAAATTCTCAGCACAAGCAGGTACAACTGCTCTATCAGGCGAAAGTTTCTTACAGACTGTTGGATCTCCGCAGGTTGAAAGTTTCTCACTTGTTAATGGTGTTGCTTCTGGTTCACTTGGTACAGCTGAATATTTAACAGGATATGATTTATTCGAAGATGTAGATACAATTACAATTGATTTTCTTATCGCACCTGGTATGAGTTTAAACGCGGATCAAGCGACTGTGGTAAATGATCTTGTAAGTATAGCAAGTTCAACGCGTAAAGATTGTGTTGTCAATGCTTCTCCAAGTCGAACAGCGATTGTAAATAGTACTACACCGACAACAGATGCTGTAGCAAGTGCTAATCTCTTTACAAGATCTTCATACTTAATTGTTGATAATAACTACCTTAAAGTATATGACAAATATAACGATAAGTATATTTTCATTCCTGCCGCAAGTTCGACAGCAGGTCTTTGTGCTGCAGCTGATCGTGATGCCGCTCCTTGGTTCTCACCAGCAGGTCAACGTCGTGGTGCATATCTTGGTATTACTTCAACATCTTATGCTCCGACTAAAGCAAATAGAGACGTACTTTATAAAGCCGGTTTGAATCCAGTTGGAAACATACCTGGTCAAGGTATTTTACTCTTTGGCGATAAAACGTTCATGGCAAGACCTTCAGCATTTGATCGAATCAATGTTCGTAGACTCTTCCTTGCTATCGAAAGAGAAATTGCAATTGCCGCAAGAAACGTAATGTTTGAATTCAACGATGAATTTACAAGAGCTGAATTCGTTAACCTCGTAGAACCTTTCCTCAGGGAAATCCAAGGTCGAAGAGGTATTACAGACTTTAGGGTTGTATGTGATGAAACAAACAATACGGCAGCAGTAATTGATCGTAATGAATTTATCACTAATATCTTCATTAAACCAGCACGTAGTATTAACTTCGTTACATTGAACTTTGTAGCAGTTAGAACAGGCGTTGAGTTTGAAGAAGTAGTTGGAACAGTATAGAAAGGATATAGATTATGGCTGTACTCGGAGTTGATGACTTCAAATCAAAATTAAGAGGTGGTGGCGCACGCGCTAATCTCTTTAAAATAACACTTAACTTTCCTTTTTATGCTGGAGGTGATGTAGAACTTACATCATTCATGTGTAAAGGTGGAGCAATGCCTGCTTCTATCATAGCACCAATTGAAATTCCATTCCGTGGACGTCAATTGAAAATCGCTGGTGATAGAACATTTGATCCTTGGACTGTTACTATTTTCAATGATACGGGCTTTGAAGTTCGTGATGCAATGGAGCGTTGGATGAATGGTATTAATTCACATTCAGCAAATGTTGGTATCACGAATCCTATTGCTTATCAAGCCGATCTTCTTTGTGATCAGCTTGATAAAAATGGTACCATATTAAAACGATATGTTATTCGTGGAGCATTCCCGACTAACGTTTCTGAAATCGAACTAAGTTACGATGCCAATGACGCAATCGAAGAATTCACTGTTGAATTCCAAGTGCAATATTGGGAAGCAAGAACAACTGGTTAATTTAACTGGGTTACAGGGCATACGTCCTGTAATCCTATTGAGTTAATTGGATTATATATAGATTATGATAAAATATTTTACTGAGCATCCTCAAAGCGTTAATGAAACATATGTTCAACACCTGTTTCAAACAATAAAATTTGCTGGTATATTTTTTTTATCAGGAGTTGTAGTAATAATACATGGCGTATTTCCGTTTGCATTTAGCACAACTGCAACAGAATTACTTTTAGGTTCGTTAAGAAAAGCAAGACCGGATCTATTTGAAAAAGATAAGGATTAAAAATTGGCTAAAATATTTGGTTTTGAAATCAAAAGAGCTGGTAAAAACGGCAGAGATGGTACTAACGTTTTACCTTCTGTTGTACCTCCATCAGGTGATGAAGGCGCTACATACATAACAGCATCAGGTTCACGTACAGGTCATTATCTCGATCTTGACGGTGACAAGGCAGTTGATAGTTATAACCTCATTCAAAAATATAGAGCAATAGCGCAATATTCAGAAGTTGATAACGCTGTTGAAGATATTGTAAATGAGGCAATTGCTCTTGACCATGATAATGAAATCGTAAGTCTCCATCTTGATAATCTTGAAGATGTATCCGACAATCTTAAAGACTTGATGCGAGATGAATTTACTCAAATATTAAATATGATGAACTTCAATAATTATGCTCATGATATTTTTAGACGTTGGTATGTTGATGGGCGAATAGTATACAATCTCGTTGTTGATCCAAAAAATGAAAAAGGCGGTATTAAAGATATACGACCAATTGATGGCGCTAAAATACGTAAAGTAAAAGAAATTGATACGAAAAAAGATCCAGCAACTGGAGCTTCAATTGTAACAAAACAAACTGAATTTTACATCTATGATGATAAGCCAGATTCTACAATTAAAAATACTCAGAATGCGATACGTATGTCTGCGGATTCTGTTGTTTATATTTCTTCAGGTCTTACAGATTCAACTTCGTCACTTGTACTTTCTTACTTACAAAAAGCTCTAAAGCCAGTTAATCAACTAAGAATGATGGAAGACTCTCTTGTCATCTATCGTCTTGCTCGAGCACCTGAAAGAAGAATCTTTTATATTGATGTAGGTAATATGGCTCCAGGTCGTGCTGAAGGTTATATTAAAGATATTATGGCTCGTTACCGTAATAAGTTAGTATATGATTCATCGACTGGTGATGTTCGCGATGATCGTAAACATATGTCATTGCTTGAAGATTTTTGGCTGCCTCGTAAAGAAGGTGGTAAAGGTACTGAAATAACAACTTTACCAGGCGGTGAAAACCTTGGTCAAATTGATGATATACTTTATTTTAAAAAGCGTTTATATGAATCTTTGAATGTTCCACTCTCAAGATTAGAACAAGATAATGCTTTTAGTTTAGGTCGAACATCTGAAATCACTCGTGACGAATTAAAGTTTCAAAAGTTTATCGATCGTCTACGTAGAAGATTTTCTAAGTTATTCCTTGAAATACTTGAGACGCAATTGATTCTAAAGAGAATCATTACTCAACAAGATTGGAATAAATGGCATTCAGACATTACAATTAGTTTCTCAAAAGATAATCATTTTGCCGAATTAAAAGACGCTGAAATTCTGAATGAAAGAATCAATACCCTACAGCAAGTAGAACCTTATATTGGTAAATATATTTCGCACGAATACGTAATGAAAAATGTTCTTAAAATGGATGAAGACGAAATCACGGATATGAGAAAACAGATTGATATTGAAGCAACAGGTAAATTCTTTACTGAAATTAGAGATAGCCAGGAGCTCTCTGATCGCGTTACGGCGTTAAGCGATCTTGAAAATTATATTGGCAAATATGTTTCAGTTGAATTCGCAATGAAAAATATTCTTAAAATGTCTGAAAAAGAAATAGAGGATATGAAAAACCAAATTGAGGCCGAGAAAAAAGAAATGGGCTCTAATGATGATGATTTTTAAAGGAAATAAATTATGTCACATGAAAGAATAGCAGATTTTATTAATGATCTTGAAGCTAATAATATGAATCAAGCAAAAAATACATTTAATGAATTAATTCACGATAGACTATCAGTTGCAATTGATCAAGAAAAAGTAAAAATAGCAAACTCTGTTTATAATCAAGCACCAACTACTGAGGTAGAAGCGAGTGTCGACGATACAAACGTTTAGTAATCATTTAAATACTCTTTTTGATATTGAAGATACTTTAACAGAAGCAAAAGACGATTCTTATCGTTTAGTAATTCTTGTTGATCGATCAATTGATGATAAAGGTGGAACATCTGGAAAGCTATATTCTACTGCGAAAAAGCTTGGTATTTCCGCATATAACTGTAGAATTAATGGTGCTTACGTTCAAAGAAATCCTGATACTCAAAAAATCACTCTTCATGAAGAAGGTGATGATAAAGGTTTTGAGCTAAATCAAGATACAATTGTATTCATCCGAGGTGATGTTACTTCAAGAGAATCTTATATGAATCTTATTACGCAAATTGAGCGTTATGGTATATCTTGTAATAATGGTCATGATACAATTAATGTTTGCTGCGATAAATTTAGATCTTATTTGAGACTTCAGGAAGTTGGCTTAAATCAACCAAGAACTGTTTTAATACCTAATGCTGAGAAAGAAACTGTCAAACGAGCTCATGAACAGCTTGATAGTAAATTTCCTATGGTTATGAAAACATTATCAGGGTCTCAAGGTGTTGGCGTATTACTCATTGAGACTGAAAGATCACTTCAATCCCAAGTTTCTTTACTTTATAAAATTGATCCAAATACAGATCTTTTATTACAAGAATATATTGAACAGGATTATGATGTACGTTGCGTGATTGTAAATAATAAAATCATTGGTGCTATGAAACGTAATAAAATTATTGACGATTTTCGTAGTAACGCAACGCAAGGTGCTGAAGTTGAGTTAATAAAGCTTACTAAACTTGAAGAACAAGAATGTATTAAAGCAGCAAAAGCTGTTAATGGTCAATGGGTCGGCGTTGATTTTATGCCAGGTAAAGATCGAAAGAAAAATAAGCCATACATTCTTGAAGTAAATCATAGCCCTGGAACAAAGGGTATATCAGAAGCCACTAATAAAGACATAGTAAAAGACGTATTGGAATTATATTACGATAAAGATATATGGCGTACTAGTGCAACTGAATGCGGTGTTCTTGAAACTTTTACCGTTGATGGTCAAAAAATGACTGGTAAATTAGATACAGGAAATAGTACATCTGTTTGCAGTCTTCACGCTGATAGTATTAAAATAGATGGAAAAGATGTCGTATGGACAATGATGGGGAAAGAGCATCGTAGACCACTCTATAGAAAGGTCACATTGAAGAAACCGGCTGAAACAAGACCAGTAATATTAATGGACATTGAGTTCTTGAATACGATCTATGAAGTAGAAGTATCTCTTGATAAAAGAGTTCAAATACCATTTCTTCTCAATCGCGAATTTATGCAAAGAGCAAATGTTATGATTAATCCAGCTCGTAAATTCTTATTAACCGATAAAGTTGAATATTAATGAAAAAGTTTAGTGACATTCGAGAAACAACCGAAATACCTTCGCTAAAAGGTGTTCGCGTAGATCTTGAAAAACTTAAAACTAAATTAATAGGTAAAGAATATACGCCGCAAAAAATAACTGATATGTTTAGCAAGGTAGGCTCAAAGCATTCTTTTGACGTAAATTTTATTACAAGTTCGGTTGTCGATCCTGGTCAAATGTTAGTCAATGCTTATTTTGATCCAGAAGAAGATGCGATTGAAGAGATTGCAATTGAAATTGAATTGGTATTTAATGATAAAGACAAAACGATAGTCTTATCTGAAGAAGGTTTTCAATGGCTTGTACGAACTGTTCTTGCTTCTCTTACTCATGAAATGATTCATCAAAAACAATATCGGTCAAGAGGCGGAATCAGAGGACGTGAATTTACTAAATTTAATTCTGATAGCGAAGATGTTCAAAAGGCTCAAGAATATTTTGGCAATACGGATGAAGTTGAAGCATATGGCTTTAATATTGCAGATCAGTTAATGCGCTCAACAAAAGATTATAAAAAAGCGCTTGATGTTTTACGTGGTGGTGCCAAAGATTCTTTAAAATATAGCCCTGAT